GGGTCACTGGTTGGCGCGAGACCAGCGGCGACACAGAGCGCGATTCTCAAACCACCGAAATCATCACCTTGGATGGCACAAGCTCCATGAGCAGTGCTTACACTGATTGGCACACGATCACGGAGATTGCTTTTGAGGACGTCTATCAGTGGGTAGACGTCATCGCTGTCGAAGGAGTGACCCCCGTTGCGACGTTGGCTAGAGTGCGTGGTGATGGAGTGGCGCGCTACCGTCGATTCCGCTTTTCAAATCCCAACGCCACCACGGCCAGCATCCGCCTACTGCTCAAGCGCAAGTGGGAACCCATTCTGACAGAAGACGACTTGATCTTCCTTGGCGACCTGAATGTCATCAAGCACGGCCTACTGGGTATGCTCGCCGAAGATAACGCCGACTTGGAGCGTGCCAATTACCATTGGGGCGTCTGTAACCTGCTACTGGAAAACGAGAAAAACGACTCTCGCGGTGCGGTAAGACCCGTAGTCAGGGTTGATCCGTCCGGTACTGGGTTGGCGATCTCCAACCTGATGTGATCGAGAGGATGACCAAGACTGAAATTCAAGAGATTCAGTATGAGGTCGGAGCCAAGCCTGATGGGATTTGGGGGCCGCGCTCACGAACGGCGTGTCAGCGGCACTTACAGGCATTGATGCCGAAGCCCAGCCCATGGCCACACCCCGACCACAGCGAACTCGAAGACTTCTACGACGATCCGTGGGACAACACTAACATTGTGGGGGTGACCGCCCCACCATGGCTGCGCCTATACGGAACTGACCGTCGTGTCAGCAAGATCTACTGCCACGTAGAAGTGGCACACTCTCTCCTTCGCGCACTTGAGGCCGCCTACGAAGTAGAGCCGGACGTAGTCTCTCGTTATTTCGGCTGTCACGTAGACCGCAACACCCGCGGCGGAAGCTCCCCCTCTCTTCACGCCTATGGTGCGGCCATTGATCTTGCGGCTCACACTAACCAGAATCACGCCGCGTGGCCGACCAAATCTGACATGCCTTTGTCTGTCATGGAGGCTTTCGCTCGCGAGGGCTGGACAGCAGCAGGGGCATTTTGGGGGCGAGACGCGATGCACTTTCAAGCCACGCAGCCGACCTGACTACCAGCATGAGTCGATTTATCACTTACTGCCCCACACCTGAAGATGTGTCTGAAGCCTTCAGGAGGTCGCAGGAGCAGGGGGTGCTGCACAACTCATTGACTCGCGGCAACGGACGCATGGTTGGGTTTCTAGGTGAGATCGCTTTCGAGGCCTGCATGGGTGGTAAGTATGTGGGAGACCAGTCTTTCGCACACGACTTCGAGTTCGGTGATGTCACTGTCGACGTCAAGTCCAAGGTCTGCACCAGTGCCCCACGACCGCACTACGCCGTCAGTGTCTTTATGGCGCGAGACAAACCACTCAAAGCGGATATCTATTTCTTTGTGCGGGTGCTGAAGAATTTCTCCAAAGTGTGGTTAGTCGGCTGGGCTCCTGTGAGCACAGTGCAACAGGACAAATACTACTGGAAAAAAGGGGAAGTAGATGAGCACGGCTTCAAATTTATCGGCGACGGCTACCACCTACCCATTAACAAAACGCGGCGACCTGACTCTTTTCAGGCCGCCGCGGGGGAGTGACATCACAACTCCTCCAGATCATATTTGGCGTCGAGGTCAATTTCCCACAACTTGCCCCCGCCTTTGCCTTTCGATCGAACGGGACGGATGTGAGGGTTGGCTTTGCAGGCATCTTCTAGCACCAACATACCACGTCGAACGAACTCCAGATTGTTGGACATTCCGACACTGCGGCCACTGTTGAGGTCATGGAGCAGCACTTGAAACTCAGTCAACGTGCCCCGCCACACTGCCATGGTCTGATCAGCATCTCGGCAACGGCGTGCAAAGAACTCGACAAGTTCGGCGATGCTGCTGCGGCTACTATTGTCGTAGGCAGCGTCAGCAATGGTGTGATCAATGTAGCTCTTCACCCCGAAACGTCCGACGTCCTCTACCCGCTTGGGCGGAACCCAGTCCGTGAGGAACTTCGCGAAGTGGGGCAGCTCGTCCTCAATAGTCTTCTCCAGCACGCTGTTGCGAGGGAAGTCGCTTGTTGCGTCATCCCGAATCCGGAGTGCCATTAACTTGTCGCGGTTACTGCTATCCAGTGACGGGATCACGGATAAGCTATTGGCATCCATGTTCAGCGACATGACGACCCGCCCTGTCCACGGCACGGACAGCGCGTCTGCATACTTGGCTTGATATTCGAGACGAGGGTTAGCCACCGATCGCTTAATCAACTCAGTTGCCTTCCGCTGGTCTTGGAACGACGCCGCCGAAGTGGTATCGTCGATGACCCATGTAGCGACGCGGCCCAGATCTTTGTTGAACTTCGTCTGCCCGCTGAGGTAATCGCTGGCATCGGCGTAGCCACCGACCAGCCCACTGATCACGCGGTTAGACAGCAAGGACTTACCTTTGTTGGTCGGCCCTACTAGCAGCAAGGCTTGTCCCTGACAGAACTCACGATCATGCACCGCCAGATAAAACCGCTGCAACCACGCATAGAAGTAGTCCAACACAGGGCCGTCGCCGCCGTCGACAAACAGTTGATTCAACCATTTATGGATGAACGGCCAGTGCTTCGGGTCACCGCGATCAGCGGGTGAAACGGGTGTGATGTTGGCGCAGTTGAGGATGCGATGGCCATTGTAAGCTACCACGCGATCGCTGGAAAACACTACGGGAGCAATTTCGTCGATGCGATTCTGGTTGCTGACAGTCAGGACGGCGGTCTCCACTTCGGTCAGTGGCTGCCCTTTGCGGGTGCGGGTGGAGAACCCTGCCTGCCGCAACTCCAGCACTAGCTGATCTTTGGGGATCACCACCGCGCTGTTGTGCAGCATCTTGAAGAAACTACGTCCGTTAAACCAGTATTCATCGAGGAGGGTCGACAGCTTCTTGGTTTCAAAGTCCTTGACGAAGGACGCGCCAAAGATCTCACGCCAGCTCAGGAAGCCTTTGCCAGCACGATCGGAGTAGCAGACCACGCCATCGTCGACCACCTGACAGCCCTCGCGGTCGATGCCGTCATCGATCCAGAACAAAGGGCCGCGGGCTCCGATCTCGAAGTCCCCCACCCAACGATTTGGGAAGCGGTCGTCGACCTCTGCCGCAATCACCTCAATGGGAATGGCGGTGTCTGATGACTGCGGAGGTTTATCCGCCGCTGCCTTCGCTACGAGGCTCTGCACAAAGGTGTCCTTGAGGAGACCACCCAAGTTGTGCCAGTCATCGCCCAGCTCGAAATACTGGTTGGCGCGAAGTGACGTCGGGTCGAAGCCTGCGAAAATCCGCTCCAAGTTCAGCGACTTCTTCAGGTGCTTCATGAAGGTGTCGAACAACTCCGGCGACATTGGTAGTGGGGACTCGAACTCCCACACCAGTCGCAGGTAATTTGATTGCGTCCGACTCCGCCATGTTGGCATTGACTGCGCACACTTGGCATGCACATCGACGTCCAGCGACGTCCAGTCCACGGGAGCATCATAGTCCGCCACAATACCGTAGAGCATGTGGACGGGGTTGTCGTTGCTGACGCGTTTGGACGGAGCGCGCCCTTCGGCGAGCGAATAGAACACGTGGTCAGTCTTGGCGTCGGCGCACCACTGTCTATAGGCGGCCTTGTTCTTGAATTGGGGTTTGGGTTTAACTAACTTGGATACATCGGATGTTTTGTGGGCGCTGTTGTCCCGCAGGTTTTTAAGATACCTATAGCTCATTTTTGATAGTGGGTCAGAATTTCTCCTTCAGCGGCCAGAGGGATATCGGAAATCCATTCAGGCGGTGTTGACATGATTGCACGGGTAGTGTCGAGGATTTGCTCCGCGTCTTCTTCGGGGCATTCGATTACGACTTCATCGTGAACGTGTAGGATAATGTTAATACCCGCTGCGTCAATCCGAAGCATCGTATCACAGAAGATATCGCGAGCCAGCGCTTGGCTACAGTTCTCTGCAATAATCCCTCCCCACAACTTCATGGGCGTCCGCTTACCGAAGCGGTTAATAATACCCACATGCTGCATTCTGCCATTGTATTCAGACATTTTGAGCTTGCCGTAATTGAGGCTGCGACCGGACGGAAGTTCAATCGCGAACGGAACTCCCAGATCGTAGCTGGTCTGCACGGCGGTGTTGTATTCTCGCCAGAGGGCGGGAACTTTCTTCAGCGCCGAACGGTAGAGCTGCACGGCTTCCACGGCCTCCTTTTCAGACATGCCGGAAATCATAGCGAACTTGGGTGCTCCACAGCCGTAGCCGCAGTTATGGACAACTAAAGGCCCATGATCCGTCAGCACGGTAAATCTATTGTTGGGCCCGCAATTCTTTAGATCGTAGACGTCGGACTTCCGCTTCAAGCTCTGTGATCCGCCGCTGAAGCGACGAGACCGACCGCTTGTTGTTGCAGTTCTCTCTTCGCGTCGAAAACCGCAGGTTCTCTGGTGCATATCCCTTGTCGTTGTCGATCCGATCCAACTCCAGATGCGGCTGATCCCACCCTTCAAGAGTGACCAGATACTTGAGGAACGCAGGTCTGTTATTGAGCCACGGCTCGAAGACCCAAATGCCCCGCCCACCATATCGCCCATAGCCCTTATCGTTCGGGTTGTGGCACCGATTGTAGATGGCGCTGATGCGGTTAAGCAGGCGGGCTCTGTGGGCCTTGTCGGGAACAATCTCGGCGTATCCGAAGCGGCGCATAGTTGTTCGTGCAGCCTTCTTTTTGGCGCAAACATTGCAGCGAGTGGTTTTCCCAGATTGCAGATTAGTTCTGTCCACCATCCCTTCCCACCCACACTCGCAGCGGACGAGAGGGTTCCAACCCCGCCGTTCACCGCGGGAATATCGTTCATAGCTGAGGATGGTAAGGTCGCCGTGCGAAGTGCCGACTTCAAATCCTCGTCGGATTGTTGGAGGTCTCCCCACTCCCGCCATCCATGTTCCGTCAGGATTTCGTGATCGGGGGTCGCTTCCAACCCGTGATTTGTAATCGTCTCCTGCACCCCTTGGTGGAGGAGTCCTTCGTGGCTTGTCCATTGTGTTCCGTCCCATACCTTATCCGTAGCTCTGACGTTGACAATGGCGACCCAACCCCGATCTGTCAATACCTTTGTGTCTGGGCCGAAGCAGCCCAATACCATGGCCTTGACACGATGCCGAAGCGCAGGGTCTTTGTCTTTGAGTGACCCCTGCTCCTTCGTCCACAGCCCAAACTTGATGGCGAAGGCAGTGTAGAAGTCGTCACACTCTTTAATCAGCTGCAGCGTCTCAGTATCTCCAGCCAGCCAGCAGAGCGTGCGCACTTCGATCTGCGACAGGTCGACGACCACCAGACGCTTACCTTCCGGCGCGGCGATCAGGTGGCGTAGGTTGACACCGAACATTTCGTTGCGCGGCAGGTTCTGTAAATTGAGGTTGCCTCCGCTACCGCTAAAGCGTCCAGTGTGTCCACCCCAATACATCAGTCCACCATAGTAGCGGTCATCAGCCATCGTGGCGTAGTCGAATGACTCGACCTTTTTCTTCAGCGCGTTGATACGCCGCCAGCTCGTGACGGCCTCCACCCAGCGATGTTTGGTGCCGTGACGGCGGAGCCAGTCAGTCGCGTCGACGTCGGCGGCGGATAGGGACTTCGGCGGCTCGATGCCGTGTTTGCGACACTCCTCGTCGAAGGCTTTGCGGCTGAGCAGGGGTTGATCCCCCGCCCACGGGATGGCGGACTCCGCCTCGAACAGGCGTTTGGACAGCTCCTCATTCTGCTCTCGCAGCAGCCCCACATTCATTGGGATACCCCGCTGCACAATGCGGCGGTTGAGGTGACTAATTGCCCGCTCTCGTTCGGGCCACTGATCAGAGCACTGCTGCCAGATCTGCAAACAGAGTTCGGAGTCTTTGAGAGCATACGCACTAACTTCCTTCCGGAACTCGTCAGTCATATCCTCCCAGCGCTTCCCCGCCATGTTATTGCGGGTG